GAATGAGCGAGTTTGATATCGCTGAAGCACGTGAAAGTATGTCGGAAGCAGAATTTCGACAAGAATATGAAGCAGATTTTAATACCTATGAAGGACAAATTTGGAACTTTAATCACGAAACATGTATCTCCAACAATGAGGCATTGGATACCACTAATATGGATGTATTTGCTGGCCTTGACGTTGGTTACCGTGATCCTACTGCCTTTTGCGTAATTGGTTATGATTGGGATGAAGAACAGTATTACGTACTAGATGAGTACCTTGATGCAGAAAAAACAACAGAACAACATGCCGGTGAAATACAAACATTGATGGAGAAATGGGATATCGATTTTATTTATATTGATTCCGCAGCACAGCAAACTCGATATGACTTTGCTTTGCAATACGATATTTCAACAAGTAACGCTAAGAAATCTGTGCTGGATGGCATTGCCCATGTAGCTGCGATTGTAGACAATGACAAATTATTTGTCGATCAACGATGCGCTGAGACCTTGTCATGCTTAGATCAATATCAATGGGATCCAAATCCTAATTTAGCTAAAGAGAAACCAAAGCACAATAGAGCATCTCATATGGCGGATGCGCTTCGTTATGCATTGTATTCGTTTGAAACAAGTCAGAGTGGCTTCTAACAACCCCTAACCAAAAATAATGTTTGACAATTTATCTTATAGAGGCTATAATGCAAAGTATGAAAAAGCTCAAAAGAGACCCTGTGAAGTACATAAGGGACCGAGCAAAATCAAAGTACAAAAAAGACAATGAGTGTTACATCTGTGGAACAGAAAAAGAATTAGACTTCCACCACTTTTACTCTCTTGCCCCTCTTCTACGGTTATGGCTTAAGAAGAAAACACAAGAAAGGCCAGAGCACTATACGGACGAGTATATAGTTATTTGGAGAGATGAATTTATAGAGGATAACTGGGCAGAGCTATACGATCACACAGTCACTATATGTCATGCACACCATAGAGAGTTGCATAAAATTTACGGACGAAATCCAGGACTTGGTACAGCGACAAAGCAAATGCGCTGGGTAGATATTCAAAGAGAAAAGCATGGCATGGTATAATTTTTGGAAAAAGCCCGAGGACGTAGAGGAAAAACTTAATCCCGCCCAAATACTGGACGTAGGTAAGTCAGAAAGTTCTCGTGAGTTTACTACTCAATATGAGCGGTTTTACGAGCAGCTCGAAGTAGTAAATCGTGGTGTCAACATGATTGTTGATGACGCAGCAGAGATTCCTGCAACAATTAGTACTCAAGGGGCCTTCAGGGGTGTTGTAACCGGAGTAAAAAGAGGAAAGGTAGAAGAATTACTAAATCGTACACCTAACCCTTTTCAAGATGTTAGTAGCTTTAAGAGAAACTTAATTACTGACTATCTTCTTGACGGAAACATTTTTATTTATTTTGATGGTGCTCATTTGTATCATCTACCTGCGGATAAAGTACGCGTTGAAGCAGACCCCTCTACTTTTGTAGAAAAGTATACACTACAAGGTATTGATTATAAAGTAAACGAAATAATTCATATTAAAGAGAACTCTTTTCATTCAATTTATAGAGGAGTTTCTAGACTCAAGCCCGCAACTAGAACCATGCAGCTTGTAAGAGATATGAGAGACTTTCAGGATAATTTTTTCAGGAATGGTGCAGTTCCTGGACTAGTATTAAAATCTCCGAATACTTTATCAGAAAAAATTAAAGAGCGCATGATTCAATCTTGGACTCTGCGCTATCGCCCAGACTCAGGCGGCAGACGGCCTTTGATTCTTGACGGCGGATTAGAAATAGATAGCTACTCTACTACTAATTTTAAAGAACTAGATTTTCAGAATGCAATTTTAGAACATGAAAAAGTAATTCTAAAATCATTAGGAGTACCTCCAATACTTCTTGACTCTGGAAACAATGCAAATCTTCGTCCAAACATGAGATTGTACTATCTTGAAACAATCTTACCAATTGTACGAAAGCTTAATTTTGCACTATCACGATATTTTGGATTTAACATCACAGAAGATGTAACTGATATTCCTGCACTGCAGCCTGAACTTAGAGACGCAGCAGCTTACTACACAGCGTTAGTAAACGGAGGAATTATAACAATTAACGAAGCCCGGGATCAATTAGGATATGAAACAATAGAAGGACAAGATGAAATTCGAGTCCCTCAAAACATAGCAGGTAGCGCAGCAAATCCCGACGAAGGTGGAAGACCCCCAGAATCAGAAGGAGACTAATATGGGAGTACGAAAAGATCACGCAGTTTTAGGCGCTCGCCAACTAGCTGCTTACTTTAGGACTAAAAGTAAAGTACTTACTCTGGAAGAGTATCGTATTGCAACTGATGCTCCTATTGGAATGAGTTATTTAGTAAAGTGGTTCAAAAGCTACGATTTGGCTTTAGATTGGGTTAGAAAAGTAGATCCTAGAATTTTTATTGATCTTGCACCTGCCCCGAAAGCTGCTCCAAAAGCAGCTCCAAAGCCTAAGCCCGCCCCAAAGGCAAAGGTAAAGAAAAATGATGAATAAGACATTTAACTTAACATCTACTTTCAAGAGTGAGCCGCAAGAAGACGGTTCTATCATGGTTCGTGGAATGGCTAGCACAAATGCGTTTGATCGTGCTGGAGACTCTATTTCTGCAGAAGCATGGACTAAAGGGGGTCTTGGTAATTTTGAAAAGAACCCTATTATACTATTTAATCACGATTATAACCGACCGATTGGCCGAGCAACAAAAGTTACTCCCACAGCGGACGGCTTGCACATGGAAGCAAAAATTAGTAAACATGCTGACTGTGCTGATTTAATCAAAGACGGTGTCCTTGGAGCGTTTTCTGTCGGTTTCAAAGTCAAGGATGCTGATTACCTTGAGGAAACCGACGGATTAATGATTAAGGACGCTGAGTTGTTTGAAGTATCTGTTGTTACGGTACCTTGCAATCAAGCAGCTACTTTTTCTTTGTCGAAGTCATTCGATTCTGAGCAGGATTATGAGGACTTCAAGAAAACTTTTAAAAGCGAGGAAGATTCCTCTTTAATGGAGACAGATATGTCGGAAGAAACAAAAACTCCCGAAATCGACCTAGACGCTTTTGCTAAGAAGGTAGCGGAGGAAACTGCTGCTAAGATTGCAATTCGTCAGGCCGAAGAGAAGGCTGCAGTAGAAGCTGAAGCAAAAGCTGCTGCAGAAGCTGAAGCTCAAAAGGCTGCCGAGCAAGCAGATGCTGAAAAGGCTGCAGTAGAGCAGCAAGAAAAAGTCGAGACCTCAATCCGTACTGGCATCGAGTCAGGCACTGAGAAACTCGCAGAAGATCTGCGTAAAGAGTTCCAAGCGGAGCAAGCTAACACCGCAGAAATTCTTGAAAAGTACAAAGCTGAGCTGGAAGAAAAGTCAGCCGAACTCGAAGCTATGCATAACAGCAAGCGTCAGTTCTCTGATCGTTCTCAGCCGGGCGACCTCTCAGCAGGTGGCCGCGAAATCCTTGAAGCAAAAATTCTTGGTAACTTGACTCGTAAGGGTTGGGAAACTGATTTTGCCCAAGGCGTAATTAATAAGTATGGTGCAGGTGTTGCAGCCGCTAGTTCTAACATTGCCCCTCTTCTTGATATTGAAACTGCCACTCAATTTGAGCGGGAGCTTCTTCTTGAGTTGAAGGTTGCTAGTGCTTTCCGTGAAATTGCAGTAAATAGCACCAAAACTGTACTGCCCTTGATGCCTGACTCTGTAACCGCTACTTTTGGTACTGGTTCTGAGACAGACGAGACCAACTCTCCTGCAACCCTCCAAGGTAATGCAAATGGTACTGCACAAGGTGCAGCTACTTTCAATGCACTGCAGAAGACTATTACCGCTGCTCGTATGACTTCTACGTCATACATCACGAATGATACCGAAGAGTCAACTCTTGTTGCTCTTCTGCCTATGATTCGTGAGGGCATGGTTCGTGCTCACGCTCGTGCTATGGACAAGATGTGTATTTCTGGTCACTCAGGTGCTGCGGGTGCCGCTGCTTCTGGTCTGATTGGTGCATTTGGTACTTTCAGTAACTCATTGCAGGTTACAGGTACAAGCACTGCTGGTATCACTCAATCCGGTGCAGGCGCAGACTCACTCATCGGTCAAGACATTCTTCGCATGCGTGCAACCATGAATAAGTATGGCTTGAACCCTGCAGATCTTATGCTGATTGTTTCTTATACTGCATATAATGATCTGCTTTCAGACATCAACTTCCAAGACGTAACGGAAGTTGGTAGCGACCTTGCTATCAAGCGAACTGGTGTTGTAGGTTCAATCTTTGCAATTCCGGTAGTCGTAGCTGATGATGCAGCTCTCGCAACTGATAAGAATGTTGCCACGGCCATCGAGCCTTGCGCAATCCTTGTAAATGTTCCCAACTACATTATTCCTCGAATGAAGGGCGTAAGCCTCGAAACCGAGTATCAAGTTGGTAACCAGCGTACAGCAATCGTTGCTAGCCAATCTGTTGGCTTCGAAGAGCTCTTCGCAGGTGATGCCGCTACTGTCGGTAAGCCTGTTTCAATTATTCGGTATCAAAACGGTACTCAGTAATAGCTGGAATATTAAACTGGGGTGGTTCGCCACCCCAAGTTTTTATTAATTGACTTATGGCAAATCTTATAACTTTAAAGCAATTTAAAGACGCAGAAGGCATCCAAAGTCCTAAGGATGACTATAAGATTACTCGCATTATTGATTCTGTGAGCCAATTAGTAAAAACTTATTGTGCAAATAGTTTTGTAGATTTTTACTCTACAAATAAAGTTGAAGTTTTTAGTATGAACTGGGATAGTTATGCTGTTCAATTGACAGAAAGTCCTGTGAATACTATTGTTTCTGTGGAAACTCGAGATCAACCAGATTCTCCGTATACTGTTTTGTCCACTGATAAGTGGTATTTAGAAACAACAACGGACTCTGTAGTTTCTATTAATGGCACTACTTTTTCTAACTGGCCCCGAGGAGTTGGGTCAGTAAAAATTACATATACTGCCGGATATTCTTCTACCCCATTAGATTTACAAATAGCAGTTATTGATTTAATCAACTACTATTTTAAAGATGAGCATAAGACACGACGAACCCTTTCAGGAGCAACAATGGAAAACGCTCCTAGTGGAGAAGGCAGAGGATTTCCCGATCATATTAAGAGAGTCCTGGATATGTACAAAAATTTCTAATGGCAAAAAAAGATTTAGAAAAGTTAGCTGATGAACTATTGGACCAACTCAAAAAGGATAATAGAGCATTTAGAGAACAAGTATCAGATACTAGAACTCACTACCTTGCTTGCAGTGTTAAAAGCGTAAACAAACAAGTTATTCGTCAGTTAAAGAAAAGAACTTTTATTAAGGAAA